TTCATCTACAATTATAACGCCATTATCTATTGTTACACCTCTTAAAAAGGAAGTAGTAAGAAAATCAATTGTGCCTTGATTTCTTAGGTCATTATATAGTCTATCAAACTCAGCGTCACTACCTCTTTTAAACATAAACCTAACCATGTTCTGGTAAGGTGTTTGGTATAAGTATGACTTGTCCTCCTCATCACCAGGTAAGAAACCTATGTCTCTTGTTGGTATGATAGAACGGACAATATATACTCTTTCTCTAGGTGATTTAGGATCCAGAACATCTTTCAAAGCATTATATAACGCTACGAAAGTTTTACCAGTTCCTGCTACACCATATAGGAATAAATTTTTGTCAGCGAAGTTACTGAAAACTTCCTTCTGATTTTCTGTGATTGGTTTTATATCATTTAAATCCTTTAATGATATTTCCAACTGTTTCTTTTTACTTGCCATAATATTCCTTCACTTACGGATTATGTGTTAACTCAGCTTACAATCTTTGGGTTATATGATATCCCTACAACTTAGTGCTGTTAACTATCATATAACTATTTAGACTATTTAGATTTTACCTTTTGCTCTTTTTCTATGTTTTTTAATAGTGTCTTTTATCTTCAATGTTTTGTGGTCTTTTGTACCATATCTATCAGCAAGAGCACTTTCTGGATGTGCTTCTGCAACTCTTCCTAACATGTCTTTCCAACCACTATCAGTTTTACTATCAAGTTGACCTACACTACCTACTATGAGTGGTGCAGCCGGCACAAGACCTATCTTTTTATTCTTTTCTAAGTATTCTTCCATTTCAGATATAGACATCAAGTCTGTCCATTGTTCGTCTGTCTTTTTATTTCTAAATGTATATGTTGGCATATGTTTATTTATGCTGTTACTCTGGCAGCGTACCATGATGGCACTTCTCGTTTAGACCATTTAGCAAAATATGCTTTTGCTTCTACATAATAATTTTTGTAACTAGCAATACTGTCATTTGGTACTATACATTGAGGATAGTGTGACATTGCCGGTGTAGGTTCTCGCCAACCGTCTTGTTTAATATTGTTAGGTGCATTTGCCAGTATCTCATTCAGTTTAAAGTTTGTACTATGTACTTTACCATACCTGTGTGTGTACTCTTGTCCTAGTTTTTTAAACAAATCATATAACCATAGATACTGTTGTTTGGTTTCTCTTGCCCATACAGCACTAGGGTGGTGGTAGTGTACTGCTTTGTATATAATGTCTTCTCTTTTATCTTCCATAATATATCGTTTCACTTTTCTACCTGTCTTACTTCTACCTTCAATCTCTTTACCGTCTAGCATTCTATGTGCTGTAGATAATAATTGAGCGTATTCTACAATCATCTTTACCACATGTTTATCTACATGCTGTTCAGCACATGTTTTTGTATCGTGGTTCAAATAAAATATATTCATTAAAACTCCTTCACTTTTTCCATTAACTTAATTAATTTTAATCTCATCATATTATACATCATTGGCAACTTTTTGTCAACCTTTTTTAAGTATGCTCTGAGTGCGTCAACTCGTCGCCAGTATAATTCTTCTTTAGAGTTCATAGACACCTACTATATTATGTTTAATAACTTGTTTGATTAGTGATGTATAGTTCTTTTTTGTCGCATACTTCGTTAGAGTATCAGCAAGTTGGTACACATCTGCACCGTTTTTTCTTGCTTGTCTAAAGTCTTCATAAGCAAATACTTCGTTAAGGATCCTTACATAGTCCTTTACACTATCACATCTAGTTTCATAAACTTTAACACCCCAACCAATCCACTTTGTTTGGTCCCATGTAACTGGTAATAACCATTTACTATCTTTGTTGAAAGTTCTAATACCAAATAGATTATTACCTTCGTTGGCAAATCTACTTTTACCCCAACCTGTTTCTAATGCCGCTTGAGCAATGATTAGTTCTTTTGGTATTTGTTTTGAAATGTCTGTTGTCTCATAAATTTTATCTATACATTTTGATAGTGTATAAACAAATTGAGATTTTGTATCTGTATTAATAGCAGGTAAAACATTTGGAAAATCTTCTATCTCCTGGTATGTGATTAGTTCTACTTGCTCAGTAAATTCTTTGCAACCATCATCTGTACATGGTTGTTCTTTTGCTACTGCGTTCCATATAAACGCACCGGCAATTAATAATAATATAGTTGAAAATATTTTCATAAGACCTCCTTAGTCAATATTAGTTGTATCATTGTCAATAGTAAGTGTTAGTTTAATACCATTTGCACCAAATGTTCTACGCCACTTGTAGAAGTCAATGTTGTGGTTACAACTGTTATCTGCTAACGCATAATATTGCCATAAATGTACCATTTCATGTCCTAACACTTGTAAAAAAGTGTCAAAAGATTTCATCTTATAATGTAATTCTAAATGACATTCTCTAGGTTTCTTTTTTCGCTTTTCTGATTGGTCATTAAATACTACTTGACCAACAGCACCTCTTAATCTTCTAATAGATATACTATCAAAAGACGGTAGTTTTCTTTTAAAGATAATATTATTTAGTATATCAAACCACAGCTCAGCGTCTGTAAGTGTAGGATAATATGGAAACTTTTTGTTAAAGTTTTCTGCTAATCTATCTATCTTTCTTCTTGCCATATGTTATCTAAGATACTCGTTTTTATATAACAGTTTAGCACCATATTCTTGTTTGGCAATATCTAAGACTTCATCAATATTCGTCTCATCAATACCACACAATGATAGGTTGTCAACATCTTTCAATTGTTTTGTAGCAGTTGCTTCGTCAATAGCACCAATACAATAGTTGTTAATAATCTTATCAGATTGTTCTTCAGCGTTGTCCCACGCCATGTTTTTAACTTTACTCATAATATAACCTTTCGTTTTCTTGTTAATATACTTATAATATACACTAAATTTAGCGAAAAGTCAAGCAAAAAAGGCATAATAATACCGTTATAAATCAATGGTTTATGAAATAAAAGTGTGCTATTCTGTCGCATGTCCTGTACTATGCCAGCTAGTATCGTCATATCCTACAGGTCCTGTAATAGTATAGTTTGCCACAATAGAATATCTGCTTTGATTATCTGAGTTTACATCAACCTTATGATGAGCAAATCCAGGAAATATAACTAACATTCCTGCCTCAGGAGTTATGGTAAGTCTTTGTTGATTAAAATGATTTATTTTTTTTGGTCGTACATACCATTGCCACTTATTATTATAATCAATAAATGTGATATTGGATCCACCAGATACAGGATAAAATACAACTGAGTACATTGTATTGTCATGGTTATGTAAGTTGCCTTGATAACCAGGTTGATACTTTGTTGCCCAGGAACTTATTAACTGAACCTCATTGTCAGTATAAGTCATTACATGGTCGTTATACTCTTGTACCTTTTCTGTAATTACTTTTTGTAATTCAGGAAACTTTGATAATATTTTTCTATCATTAGAATATTCACCAAGGTTATCGTAATTACTCCAACTGGTACAATTTTGTATGACTTCAACTTTTGGTATATGTTCCTTTATCTGTGTAACAGCCAGTGGTCGTGCATACAAGGAATATATTTCCATGTTACTTATTAATTCTCATAAAATTGTCGTCCCAATTGAACGCTTCTTTTACTAAATTCTCCGTCAAACCTTTGTAAGTTTTGTTTAGTTGTCTATCTTTGATTTGTAAAAGTAACTTTGCTTCTTCTTCACTTAATGCTTCAAGTGTTTCTATAAACATAGTTTCTCTTTTCATTTGTTTTAGTTGTGGGTTACCACCTTCTAAGAAATGAAACAGTTTTCTTACCTCTGCCTTTAACCATATATGTCCCTCAGTACCTAGTGGTGCTTCGTTTGATTTATACGGTGGGTTATCATCTGGTAACTTCCATACTAGTTTGTTATCAAATGCTAACTTCATTAACATTCTTAATTCATTAGTGTCATACTTTTGTAACACTTCTACTTTTTTCTTTTTATCTTTCGCATTATTAACTTTTGTTAATATTTCATGGAATGATAATTGATACATTGGTTCAGCCATTTTAAAACTCCTCTATTTTGCCAATCAATTCTTTCAAATCGTTATTAATTAAATAAGGTAATATCTTTTGTTTAGAGTTCACCTTAATGTTTTTATATGTATTATATATGTCTTCTTCCATATCGTCTGGAATATAGTCAAAGTCAATTAGTCTTTGGTTTCTTTGGTAGTTTCTATAGTGATATTCATTACAGAAAGTCTTAGGATCCTCACCTTTCATTAAGGTATCAATCCAATATGATAATTTTTTCTTTTGTATAGGTTTTTGTTTAATCTTGTTTATAAATGTATCATCTGGTGACAAGAAGTTAGGTATGCCATCAGAGGTATCACCTCTCATTATATGCTCAAAGATATACTCTTGTGGATTTTGTGTTTCTATCATCTTCTTTTGTATAGGTGCATATTGAGATACGCCTGGATACTTTTGAAGTTGTTGAAAGTCTTTGTCACCTGATATAATTAAAATCTTTTCGTTTTTAGCAATGTTTACACCTGTCTGTTCTTTTTTACATAGTACAGCAATAATGTCATCTGCTTCAACATTATCTAATTGTACAACTTTATAGTGGAAGTTGTCTCGTATTTCTTCTTTGATTATGTGTATTAAACCAAATACACTTTCCCAATCAGTTTTGGATTCGTCTCGCCCTTCCCTTCGTTTTGCTTTGTAGTGTGGAAATATATCTCTACGCCAAGGTGCCGGTCCGTCAACTGCAATGATAACATCACCTGGATAGTCTTGTTTAAATCTATGTACTAATCCTCTAATAGAGTTTAGTATCATGTGTCTAACAATAGGTATTGACAAGGTCATCTTGTCTTTACTCATTGCTAACTGTACAGCGATATTACTAATCGCTATCTGGCTGTAGTCTATCAGTATCATCTAAATTTTCTCCTTCAAATTCAATTTCGTCTTCATCATTCTTATCACAAATTTTTTTGCCTTCATAATCAATTACTGAAAATGTCCTACCTGATTTCTCATCTTTCTGTTTAAACATAAGATTATCAGTTATGTCGTGGAAAGGGTGATGTAAATTTAATTCTCTATACAACATACCTTTTAACGCCTCCATAAAAATACCTAAATCTAAGAAAGTTTTATTACTTAACTTTGGATCTCGTATACCTATGTTCATACCCTCTTGTTGTAACTGTGCCAACATTCCAATGACCATATCATCAGCAACTGCATTAGCGTATTTCTTTGTTTGTTCTTCCGCTATCTTTTCTTCTACAGGTTTAGTCTGTTCTCTGGTCAGATTAGGTATATGTTTTCCTTCTGGAAACGATAAAATTTTCGCTGTCATCTAGTATCACTCTCTTTGATTTTGTCCGTCCTGGGTTGGTACACCAATCTTTATTCCTTGGTTTCACCTTGAAAATTGATTTTACCTTCATTTATCAAGTGTTCTCGTAAATCAGTATAACCACCAATCAACTCATCACCTTTCATAATTTGAGGCATAGACCGTACTTGTTTGCCTATCATTTCAAACATTTTATCTGGTGTAAAAGTAGGCGACAGTTTATGTTCCTCAAAAGGTAAATTTATACTATTGAGTAAGGACTTTGCCTTTGTGCAATAGACACAATTATCTTTTGAAAATACTTTATACATTATTTACTCCGTTGCTATTTCTGTTAAACTATCTATAGCGTCATTCGCTTTGTTATTAGCTTCTGCCATATTTATATCTTTTTTAGCTTCTGCTTTT